AGTTCTTGGAGAAGATCAAACACCCGATTGGAAAAGCAATCATAGCGCTTCGAAAGCCAACCAAGAATTTGAGTACCTATGTTCTGCCGATGACCCCAGGTTCCCCCGACTTGTTCCCCGACGGTTTGTTGCATCCAATCATTTCGACATGTTCGACTGATACTTCCCGTACATCTTCCGACTCCCCGAATGTTCAAAATTACCCGAAACGCAACAAAGCGGTTGTATTGCGCAAAATGGTCAAACCCCCAAAACGAAACTACCGCGTGGTGTCATTCGACTTTTCTGGCATTCAAGGACGCAATGTTGCGATGGAGTCTAAGGATGAGACTCTCATAAAATACTTCTTTGAGCACTATGAAATACACGATGATTGGATGCACCGAATATGGAAACACTACCCGAAGTGGGTGCCAAAGGGCCACAATTTGGACCCTAAGTCTGACAAAGACAAGTACAAGTGGCATCGGCACTTGTCGAAAAACAAATTTGTGTTCCCTGCATTCTTTGGAGCGCAGAAAAAGACTCTCGCAAAGGGTCTCAAAATTCCAGAGGACATCGCGGAAGACCTTAGGTTGGAGTTCTTTGACGAGTTTCATGACGTACACAAATGGCATAAGCGCCTGATTAAGGAATTTTATCGAGACGGTTATGTGACTGGGCACAGCGGGCATCGCAGGCATGCCCCATGTTCGATGAACCAGCTAATCAATGCACCGATCCAAGCCGATGAAGCGATGATCGTGTTAAGTAGTATGATTGCATTGTCGGAGCTGGATTACCAATTGTATCAGCCGACCTTTGAAATACATGACGACCTTACCTTCATATGGCCAAAGGAAGAAGTGGACGCGCGGGCGGAAGTAGTCATTTCCGAAATGCTGCGAGTTCGGTTTGATTGGATCAATGTTCCTCTTGAATTGGAGATGGCAGTTGGCAAAGACTGGTGTGACCAAGAGACCATCGGGAAGTTCGAGTCGGTCGGTAAGAACGACTGGAAACAACTCTAACATGAAACGGTACCGCATTACCAAAAGCCCTCAGTATCGAAATGCGGCCCCCGACCAGGTGTTCGATGTTGAGTGTTGCCATTGCGGCACCAGTAACCGCATTGTACTCATCAATGGTGTTCAAGATTTCCGCAGGCCTGTACCGCTCCACATGACGGACTCCAACCCCATTGTCATTTTCGTGGAGCACGACTCCACGTTTCATTTAGGAGCGATTATTCGTCAAGCCGTGCATGACCAACGAGAAGTTGTGTTGTGGGTGCAGGAAGATAGTTTGTTTCGTCTTTGTGCCCACCTGATTAAAAAGCGCTACGACATTTATCTAGGAAAAATTCCAACCTGTTAGGAGAACATGGAACATGAGCGAAGCCCTGCATGTTAAGTACCGACCGGAGACTTTGGACGAGGTAATCGGACAAAAGTCCGCAGTGTCGGCACTGGAAAGCATCATCAAACGAAAGAAGATGCAGGCTTTCCTTTTTAGTGGCCCATCGGGTTGCGGGAAAACAACACTGGCCCGAATAGCAGCATCCGAGCTCGGTTGCGTCGGAAGCATGCAAGTCCTCGAAGTCGATGCGGCTACCAATAATGGCATTGATGCCATGCGTGCGGTTCAGGAAATGATGGGTTACCGCGGGTTTGGGAAAGAAGCCGGTAGATGCGCAATCATTGACGAGGCCCATCGGCTTTCTCCGAATGCGTGGGACTCGCTTCTTAAAGCGATCGAGGAACCGGCACAGGGAGTTTACTGGTTCTTTTGCACGACAAACCCAGCGAAGCTTCCTAAGACAATCAAGACCCGATGTGCCGCGATTGCGGTGTCCTCTGTTTCAGACCGAGACTTGGAACGTTTGGTGCAAGCGGTGTGCGCGGAGGAAAAACTCAAGACCCCCGACTCAATCCTGCAGTATGTGGTACGCGAAGCGCATGGTTCCCCCCGACAAGCGCTTGTGAACCTGGAAACTGTTGCGGGGTGCAGGGAACCGAAGGAAGCCGCGCGCATACTGAGAACTGTTGTCGACTCTGACCCTATCCTAGAGTTGTGCCGGTTTCTGGTAGCGGGGGGATCGTGGGCGAAAGCAATGGCTATCATCGCGAAACTGGAAGACGAGAGCCCCGAGTCGGTGCGCATAGTGGTTTGTAATTACCTCGCGTCATGCCTCAAGGGCGCCAAGGGGGACAAACAGGCGCTTGCCTTCCTCGAACTGCTGGAACAGTTCAGCACTCCCTACAACCAATCGGAAAACATGGCACCCTTGTACTTGTCCATTGGTCGCGCCTTGTTCGCAGGGAATTGAATTCTCGCAGTATGATTGATTGATGATAGGAGGATTTACAATGGGTGATCGGGTTCGCACAAAAGCAAACTCCAAAGACTCGAAGTCGGAAGTCTCCAATGATGAGGACAACATTCAACGCTTGGAGACAGGACTACAAATTGACGAGCACGCGCTGGACGAAGCTCTGCAATACCAACCTGACCTGTTCTACAGAGTCTCGGCTAGGCTTTCGCATCTGATCTCCGAACGAGACTATGCCAAACAAGAACTCGAGGAAATTGAAGCGGAGGTGTCGGTTCGGCTTCGCTTGGAAGCGGAGAAAGAAAAGACCAAGCTCTCCGTTGCGGAGTGCGAGGCTTTGAAAACCATTGACAGCGAGGTGGTCAAGGCCAGTCGCAAAATGCTGGACCTGCAGCGCATGGTCGGGCAGTACTCAGCGCTGAAGGAAGCTTTCAACCAGCGGTCATACGCACTGAAGGACCTGGTGGCCCTTCACATCGCGAACTACTACTCGGACTCCGCGCAATCAAACCAGCAACGAAAAGAGAGGTACGAAGAAGACAGGAGAGCACTCAAGGAAGCGAGGAGGGGACGGGCTTGAACTGGCAAATTGCGATAGCGCTGATATTCGCCCCGTTTGTGTTGTGGGTCATGTCCTACAGCACTTCCTCCGCCTATTTCAACGCGAAGTTGAAATATCAGCGTGATCTGATGAACCACTTGAACAACAGAAAGGACCACTAGTATGGTTAATCGTCTAGGCCGCAAGAACGCAGGAAAGAAGGAACGCGGCTCATCCTTCAAGTACCGCAAACGAGATGCCAAGTCAGTGCGCGAGCGCGCGGAACAGACCGGTGGTCGGTTCGATAGTCCCTGGAAGTCCGGTGTCGATATCTTCCGAGCGAAGGTGGGAGAGAACACACTCCGCATTCTTCCGCCCACATGGGATGACCACGACCACTATGGGTACGACGTTTGGGTGCACAAATACATCGGCGCCGACTCCGGGACTTATGCTTGTTTGTCGAAAATGAAAGGCAAGCACTGCCCGATCTGCGAAGCCGCAAAAGATGCGAAGGCAGCGGGGGAAGACGACGAGGCCAAAGCCCTCAATGCGACAAAGGTCGTCGCTTGTTGGATCATTGACCGCGATGAGCCCGAGACCCCCAAGCTTTGGCCCATGTCCTGGACCCAGGACCGGGACATTGCCGCTTTGTGTCACAACAAATCGAAGGGGTCAGTGCTGTTGATTGACCATCCGACTGAAGGCTTTGACGTGATGTTTAAGCGTCAGGGTCAGGGTCTCAAGACCAAGTATATCGGCATGCAAGTCGAACGTGATGAGTCCCCGATTGACGAGGATGAGAAAGTCCAGGATGAAATTCTGGAATTCATCACCGAAAATCCGGTGCCCGATCAAATCGTGTTCCATTCCGAGGAACACCTTGAACGGGTGTTGTCGGGTACTTCGTCAAAGAAGGACGAAGATCTCGAGGACGAAGACGAAGAGGATGAGAAGCCGAAGGGTAAGAAGCGTCGGACCAGGGACGAAGATGACGAGGAAGATGAAACCCCTCGCAAATTGAAGCGTCGTTCTCGCGATGAAGAAGACGAGGAAGACGAAGAAGATGAGGACGAGGACGAGCGCCCAAGGAAAAAGAAACGCTCTCGCGATGACGAGGAAGACGAAGAAGACGAAGAAGACGAAGAAGACGAAAAGCCTGCCAAGAAGAAAAAGACTTCCCGTCGCGATGAAGAAGACGAGGAAGACGAGGAAGATGAGGAAGACGAAAGGCCCGTGAAGAGCAAGAAGAAACGCTCTCGCGATGATGAGGAAGACGAGGAAGACGAGGAAGACGAGGACGAGCGCCCAAGGAAAAAGAAGACTGGTCGCGTTCGGACGTAAAGTGGTGCCCATCGCGGAATGACCAGGGGAGGCGGGGGAATGCCCGCTTCCCCTTCCCATTTAGGAGAGAGCAAAATGAAGCGAGAACGGATTAGGCGCAATGGCGGCAGCAATTATTTTTCTTCCCCTAAAACTAAGTTGAAGTTCATCAGTTCCGGGTGCAAGACCCTGGACCTTGCACTCGGGGGAGGTTGGGTGCGACGTCGTGTTGCAAATGTGGTTGGAGACAAGAGCACCGGCAAAACTCTGTTGTGCATTGAGGCCTCCGCGAACTTCGTGGCAAGCGTGCCCAAAGCGCTTGTGCGTTACAGGGAGTCGGAGTCCGCTTTCGATCCATCTTATGCAGCAGCACTTGGTATGCCGGTCGATAAGGTGGATTTTGGGGATCCATTGGAAACGGTCGAAGATTTGTTTGAAGACTTGGACCGGATTGTTGAGGGCGCCAAAGGTCCAGAGCTGGTCATATGCGACTCCCTCGATGCTCTGTCCGATCGCGGCGAAATGGGGCGCGACATGGACAAGGGGTCTTATGGCGCCGATAAAGCCAAGAAAATGTCGCAGTTGTTTCGCCGTCTAGTTCGCAAGATGGAAGCGAAGGACGTCACTCTTATCATCGTGTCACAAGTGCGCGACAAGATCGGAGTGTCATTCGGAAGGAAGACCACCCGATCAGGGGGCCGCGCTTTGGACTTCTATGCAAGCCAGGTGCTTTATCTGGCGCACCTCGGAGTTTTGCAGCGCACCGTTAGTAATGTGAAGCGTCCTAGCGGTGTGATAGTTCGCGGCAAATTGGACAAGAACAAAGTTAGTCTTCCTTTCCGAGAAGCCGAATTCCCCATACTGTTCGGTTGGGGCATTGACGATATGTCGGCATGCCTGAATTGGTTGAAGGAAGTTGGGGGTCTACCCCTTGCAGGGTTCAAGAAGACTCTAAAGGACTCCGAGATCAGAGCGCACTCCAGGGCTTTCATGGATGGGCCGGGCGATGAGTACCGCGAGGAACTCGACCGTTTGCATGAGATTGTTTCCGATAAGTGGTATTCGATTGAAAAGACGTTGCTTCCCACCAGAACCAAATATGGGGCATAGTCTCATGGCGACGGACATTCAGTTTGGCAAGCTGACCTTCATCTGTGACGACTGCGACGACTCCTTGAGCACGCCGGAGCGCACCATTTCAAGAGCTCTCCATTATTTGTATGAGGCAGAATGGGTGTCCCGCAGGGGGAGGGGTGATGATGACACTTGGAAACACTACTGTCCGGATTGCAATCAGGGTTGGCGCAAATGATACACCCTGACCTTGCAGCGCGTCGGATCATTGTCGCAGCGTTCGCGTACTATGTGTTGGATGACCCAATCATGGACGATGCTCGGTACGATAAGCTGTCGCGACATGTTGCTCGGAACTGGGAAGACCTACACCCGGATAGAAAATGGGCGCTGCATTCCGCGCATGAAACCAAGTCTTCCGGTTCGCATATTAGGTTTTCAGTTGCGGCCGTCCATGCTTGTTACGCGTGGTACGCACGGCACAACAGGAAGCCGCCGCTTCCCATGCCTACCCGATGGAAAAGCACGACTAAGGGTCGGCGGTTTGTTACAACCACTTACAAGGGGTGAGCTGTGAAAAAGGGTGGGGGGAAGGCCAAGGGTTCGGCATTTGAACGGCAAGTGTGCAAGGCATTGTCTTTGTGGGTGTCTCATGGGAAGAACGAAGATCTGTTCTGGCGGTCGGCAATGTCAGGGGGTCGGGCAACAGTGTCAAAGAAAAAAGGCAAACTCCTGAACCGTCAGGCGGGGGACATCAGTGCTGTTGCGCCGGAGGGGCATGCTCTCACTGATCTGTTTTATGTCGAGTGCAAGTTCGTGAAGAAGTTGGGGGTGTCGACCTTTTTGTTCAAACGCACTGGTCTCCTCAATCAATTTTGGAATGTTGCACACCGAGAGGCGCGACAGCATGGACGCGCGGCGATGCTCATTGCCAAAGAAAACAAAGGCGGAGTCTTGGTATTCTGTGATGAGAGAAGAGTGCAGGGTTTCCCCTGGGCTTGCGCGGCACATATTGCCACTCGGATCAGCCTGAAGACTGGTGCAAGAATTTGGGTTATGGAGTTTGAGGCCATGGTGTCTAGCAAATTCACAGCGAGGTATAGAACATGCTGACCAAAACCAAAGAGTGTGTGATATTCGATCTTGATGGGGTGCTTGCTGATGTGCGGCATCGACTGCACTACTTATGTCAAGAGCCGAAACACTGGGAACGTTTCTTTGCTGCATCTGTCAAAGACCCAGTGTTCCCCAGCACCAAAAAATTATACATGCAGCTGAATTACAAATGGGACATCTTCATCTTCACCGCGCGCCCGAACCGGTATCGAATGATTACCGAGTATTGGCTTCGCCAACATGGTTTCTATTGCGAAGCATTGTTTATGTGCCCGGATGAGTTGGAGGGTACCAGCCCCCATTTGGTGAAGAAACAAATGTTGAAAGACATTCGGGCGCGCAAGTACGAACCGATTATGGTGTTCGAGGACAGTTCTATAAATATTGCTATGTTCCGCGCGGAAGGTATAACCTGTTTCCAACTACCGGACGAGGACTGGGTACCATGAGCTTGATTGTCACCGCAGACTGGCATTTGTCGGACCAAGCACGCGACTTTTACCGG